AATTTTCTAGGAGCATATAAGTGAGTAAACTGAGAACCAAATGTTCCAGTACTATTCTCCATGAACCCATCATCAAGTTTTATAAGTGACTTATATCGCTTTACATTATCAAGTTCCCATCTCTTAATTTCTGGTTTAACCACAGGTGCTCTACCAGCAGCATCTACAGCAGTCTCTACACTTAAGAAAGATCTATCAGTAACAAATCCAACACCACCATTTACAACCGTCACAGAGGTGATTACACCGCCTTCTATGACAGGTGTTAATGTTGCATATGTACCAATACCAGATGTAATGATTTCTGGAGGTGCATTATATCCAGTTCCACCTCTAGTTACGATAACCTGATCAATTTTACCATCTTGCACAACAGGTCTAAGTTCAGCACCAGAGCCAGCAAGGAAATCAATACTTGGTGTTCTATCATAACTTACGATAGAGGAATTACCATATCCACTACCATTTTGAGTTAAATCAACAGAAGTTACAGAACCTCTTACAACTGGAATCATAGTTGCATGATAATCACCCAAAGAAGAAGAGATTCCAAGTTCTCCACTTATTGAAACTGATATTGGTTGATAATTGAAGATATGAGTTCCAACTCCAACACCAGTAAACCTCACATAAGTTCCATTATCATATGATTCGGTGATAGTACCTCCAACACCAGCAATTGCTACTCTAAAGTTGTTGTTATCAACAACAAGAACTTTATATTGTGTTGTTGTTACTAATCCACTTATTACACTACCAGTTGTATCATAAGTTATAACTTCACCATTCTCATACCCATGATCTTTGATATTAATGGTATTTTTGGCAGTATTGATACCAGTAGAAATAACAGTTCTCTTTTTATACTCATAACCAGTTCCAGGATTGGTTATAAAGATTTTATCAACAACATTCTTCTTTTGAACACTTTCAAACTTTTGAGTACCTGATCCTTTATCAGATAAATCAACTGTATTAATACCAGCAATAGAATCATCATAATCAGAGTGTAATGTAATCGCTGTGTTGCTAGAAAGTCCAACAAAGTAAATTGCACCATCGCCAAGAGTGGTTGTTCCTGTTCCAACAGCAGTACCTTTGTTCTGACGATAGAATACTCTCTCACCAACATTGAAAAGGTGATATGTAGTAAATCCAACTAAATTATCAGATGTATTAATACCAACTTCTACGTCAAGAAAAGCAGAATGTGTTCCCTGCTTCATTTTAGCTTCTGCTTTAGCACCTACACCATTACCACCAGAAATAGTAATTTGTGGTTTTTCTAAGTAGTCAAATCCAGCATATTTTACATCTATTCTTTCAAAAGAACCTTTAACATTAACATGTCCAGTTGCACCAACACCTGCATTGTCTCCAATAAGAAGTTCTGGTGGATTTATAACATCATGCCCACTTCCACCATTCAAAACTCTAACTGATTCTAATTCTCCATAATAAATTGCATCTCTTGACTTATAGTTAGCAAGTTCAACACCATTTACAAACATACCTGTTTTTTCTCCAGGTATTGTAGTAAATTCCTTTCCAGAAGAATCAAATACTGGTTCAGAGAATCTTCTTACAAGTTTTTGTGAATCAATTGGTTTATCTTGAAGTCTACTTGCAAATTCATGAGTTGTGATACCAGCTGAATTACCAGTTAAATCAATAAATTTGCCAGCATCAAGGTTTGCACGAGAATATGCTAATTTAAAAGATTGATCATCAACCTTATAAGCGAAATATGAACCTTCTGATAAAGGAGATATTGAAAGTGTTGTTGTNGAAGTAGAAACAACTCCATCAATTAAAGCAGATGTTGNTGTAGTACCAGGAATATAATAAACTTCATCACCAGTTAAGAAATCATGTCTTCTAGCAGTTGAAATAGTTTCACCTGAAAAATTTGCTGCAATTTTTACTTCTATTCCTCTTAAATCAGCATTAAGTTGCTGATTTGCATAATATGGTATAGATGCAGATGTTACATAAGTTTGTTGTGATGGTTCACCTTCAATAAAATCATGTGGAGCAGCAGTATGCTTTGGCCCCACCATCTTTTTCCCATTATGAGTATGGTATGGGCCAGCATATGGAACACCACTAACAATACCAACTACATCTAAATTATATGCATTTGAAACGTTTGCACTGAACTTATAAGTAGGTTGTTTAACAGCAGGAAGTACTTCTGCTCTAATTAAATCATTTCTAGCTTTAAATGTTTTTGTTAAATCTATAGATCCCAATCCACTAAGAATCGCAATCTTATTGGAAGGGATATCAACAACCTCAGCACTATTTTCTGCATTAGTTGATTGATTGATAAGAGTTACTTTATCACCAACATATAGAAGATGAACTTCTGTACAAGTAATCTTATGGTTTCCGTTACCAATATCCTCAACAGATTCTATATTGAAAACATTAGGTACATTATAAATCCATTCTGTAAAAGATTTATTTGTATCTTCTAAAATACCAAGGTTCTGGACATCAATTAAATCACCAGAAACCATTTGCTTACTTGGTCCTGGCATTACGAAATCAGTAACTACGCCAGTTATTCTTACAGTTATTTTATTACCATCTACATCATATCCATAGATGCTAGATTTTAATCTTATTAAAGAATCCTTATTAATAGCAGTACTATTACCAGATAATCCTAAAAATTGATTTGTAGTTTTACTGGTATAAGTAACTTCAGCAGAACCAATAATTAATGTTCCTGACTCAGGAAAACCTATTGTAGAGTCAACATATATTGTATTAACACTAGCAACTTCATCTGTTACTGTTCTAGTAGTAGGTGTAACACTAAATTTACCGTAGATAGAACCAGATTCACTAATATCTTTGTCAGAACCAGCATCAAGACTTATTTGATAATACTTATTACCATCACGATTATATTCAATTACATCAGCAATTGAACCATATGAATAGTTAAGAACACCATCAACAGCATCTTGGTATAATGTTTGTCCTCTTAATTTAGAAGGATCACCAGATAAAGCAACAACAACTAAATCTTCTGTAATTCTGTAATCAGCATCAGATGGTTTAATTGTTTGTTCAAATGGTTTTATAATCGATGCCTTTGAACCATATAGAGCACGGAATAATATCTCAAAAGAATCATCCGTTCCTTTTGTTACATATAAATCTTTTGCTTGTTTTGCAAATAAAGCTTGATCTAGTCCTGTAACAAAACTTCTATCTTCTAAACCAGGAACATAAAGTTCTTTATACTTTTTGAAAAACTCAATAAGAAAAAGATTACTTAAATTAGTTACCGTAGCATCATCTGCATGTGCTGCAGAAGATGAAGTAGTAAATGTAACTTTATCATCTTCAGTACTAGTAAACAAAGATGTTATTGCACTGAATCCACGAGCACAACCAAAAAACTGTCTTTTATCTTTACTTGTATAAGATATTATCTCATTATTAATTTTAAAATATCCATACCTCTCAGGAAACCCTACTGTTGAATTAACTGCAATAGTAGTAACAAACTCATTAATTGCTCCATCAAGATTTGTAGTTGTTACAAGATCTTGTTGACGGAATGAATCATTCTTGATATACTGATCTATATTCTCAGCAAGATCTATAGGAGCTCCTTGAGATTCTTGTGATTTATAATATTGCTCTAGGAATTCTCCAAATAAAGGAGATTCCTGTTGTATCATTTCTGGAATCTGATTAGAGACTACAGAATAAGTTTTAGCTCTAGTTTCTATCATTAGTATGAATAACCGCCGCTAGTTTGTGTTCCTGTGACTTGTGCCGAATTAAATGATGTAGATGTCGTATAAGTCGTAGCATAAGAAGTATCAATTTCTGATACTGTGTAAGATTCAGTTCCAGTTAATGATGCATATTGTGGAATTCCTCTTACTAAAGGTGATTCCCTATCTTCTCTACCATTAGGGAAACTAGAACTAACAATATAGTTAGAACCAGATATATCAGCACCAGAGGAAATAGTATCGGAAACCATAGTAACGAGACTGTTACTATTATCTAGTTGCAAATAAAGATCCTGTAATCCGATAACGTCATATGACTTAGGTGTACCACTAATTTGTATAATTGGTTGATCTGTACTAATAGTTGTTGAATTGATTATTAATGCGTTGATTAATATTTCACCTCTAGCATAATCAATTGTTCCAACGTTATTTCTGACTACAGCAACTTGATTTGATGCTAATAGTTTAAACACCACCAATCTTCCTGTTTTTCTGTCTGGGTTAGGTATATCTGACAAATATACAGTTCCACTTACACCACTAATAGAAAAACCAGAAGATTTAATATTATAACCATTTAATGAATTAACATTAAAGGCATTACCATANCAAAGTTCATATGTTGCCAAATCTGCCAAAGCAGGCCTTAAATCCCTTCTCATCGCTATTCTAGTGATGTTAGAAGTGATTGCAGTGTCAGTTTGATCAATTAAACGGAGTGCCTTAGAGAACTTAAATCGTGCTCCAAAGGTGTTTAATTCANTTGACCTAGAATATGTATCTAGAGTGCTTACAACCGCCGTTTTAAGGGCATTTACGCTATTTACAGCGTTAGCATTGTAGTATACACTACTATCCATCTCAACATACAGATATTTAAGATCTATGATGTTTGGGAGGATTCCAGCGACTGTATATCTCTTTAATTTGTTCTTAAGTTCAATTTTTTCGATTGAAGACAAATATTTACCATTTCTNGGTTTTATACTAATAAAAACCTTTCCATATTGAGGTGGTTCTGTATCTTCNCCTCCATAAACCGAAACTGACTCAGTATTAGAGTAAATTTTGGTAACAATTGCTTTATAGTCGTCTGCAGTCACCGCACGGTTCTGAGCAGAGTAAACTAAAGGTGCATATTTCTTAATTGACTGTACAGTTTCAATATCTGCACCATTTCTTGCAGAATCAATAGTTGTTAATAAAGAAATTCCTTCAGTTACCGTAACTCCAGAGTTATCTTGAATATTTCCAGTAAAAGTAAAGGAATTTACGCCATTTGCATCTTTACCGTTTGTAGAAATGTAATGTACGTTGATAAAATTGGAATCTTCGAGTTTTTTACCAAATTTTCCGTCTCCAAAGAGAATTTCATACTTTTCATCAGCTGCTTCCTGCAAAAGGAAGATTAATGAGTTGTTATTTACGTCAATAATGTTATCAGTTAGCTTATAAACCGTTTTTAGGTTAGTTGCAGTGCTATTTGGAGATACTGTTACCTTAATTGTTGATGTATCGATGCCATCATTAGGTAAAATGAACTTTTCTATCGGAACATTGTCTCCAGTCTCTCTATATGTGAAAGTTTTGGTTAAATATGAACCTTCATAGATGTCAACGTTCGTAAATTCAGCAATATTGTTAACAACTGGTACAGTAACGTCATTCATTATGGCAAAACTGTAATTTTCACTTGAAAAAGTGTTAGAAACAGCTATAATTCCTGATTTTAATGTTAATGTAAGGGGTGCAGTTGAATAATTTGATGTATCAACGAAGAAACTTACTTGTGCTTTTGCTGATTTCTTACTTCTAGGTACATATCCGACGTTTCTTGCTAATGCAGCAACATTTTCTCTTAAAGTTGCACTATCAATAAAGACTTCATTAGCAACCATGTTGCTATTGTAGGCAGTAATGTAAGAATTATACGCTAAAGTGTCTATTAGGATCGACATATTCGATCCTTCAAAGTCAAAATCAGTAAAATTACTGTTTGCTCTCAGATAATCCTTAATCTGAGTTTTAATATCCTCAAAATCGAGGTTTGTAAACTGTGTAAGAGGCATTTATCTGAATGATTCTAATACAAAATTAAATCTTTGAGCAGGAATATCAACTCCTATGATTGTATACACAATAGTAATGTCATATGAGTTAGAATCATAGTAAGGAGTTACCTCTACATTCTGTAAATCTACTCTAGGTTCAAAATTATCGATAGTATTACGAATTTCACTAGTAATAATAGATGCAGAACCTGCATCCATTAGTTCAAAAAGACTTCCACTTAAACGAGAACCCAAATTTGGTTGAAAAGGACGTTCTTGTAAGTGTGTAAGTATCAAATTTTTAACAGACCGAGCGATTGCTCTCTCATTTTTGAGAGGAATTACATCTTTTGTAATAGGATGAGGCTTAAAAGACAGTGAAATGTCCTTAAAAGCCCGTGACACTCGTTCGACGGGCATTTATACTACGATTTTCTTTTATTTAGACACGTTTATTCGGATTAAACAGTTCCCCATCCTGTGAATATGGATCTTCATCCTCTAAATTCTGAATTATTGCCCTTTCATACAGTTCTCCATCGTTTTTTCTTCTCTTTCTAGGGGTTAAATCATCCTCCCATATCTCACGAAGCATTTTATCGTGCTGTTGAGCTGCTAAGTTGTCTAAAAAATCGTTCTGAGCTTCCATTTTAGTTAGAATTCCAACGTGGACCTGACTTTGATGCCGTACTATTTACATTTCTGTATTCGCAGTCAACTAATTTATTGTTTCTTTCGGGTACATATATGCGATCATAACATTCAAACCCCATTTCTTCCAAATAGGTATCTAACTCTTCACCAGTATTAGCATTTTCATAGTCTTCAGACTCATCATACTCAGCATAGATGAAATCAACGTTCTTTAAATGCTCTCCAGCACTCTTCATCACCCTTAAATCATTACCTTGAGTATCAGTTTTAAGTACATCAATGGTTTCATAGATGATATTATCTAAGATTGATGCTAAACTAATTGTTTCGACGGAATATACCCTGTCAACGAGGTTTTCAAATCGTCCAATTGGGCGACAAAGAGAACTAGTGCCAGAGTCTCCACTAAGTCCGTAGAAATCTTGTTCTCTGGATTTATCGACATCAGAAATAGCAGCTTCAATAAGGTAACATCTATCCCCCGCATGGTGAGTCTCCAAGTGCGAGCAACAAGATTTAAAGTTACCAGGATGTGGTTCGATTCCAATAACATAGACGTTTGAGTCATCACTTAACCATTTACTAGCGTTGGGCATATTAAAAGAGAGACCAATATCAAAGCGGAGTTTTAATCCGCTTGATAGTTTCTCGTTTATTAGTTCATAATCAATCATCCTTGTCCTCTACTCCTTTTAGCTGCTTTNTTTCGAGACGAGGCCGCATATTTGGTGTGCTTACCTTTCCCTTGCCGAGTTTTCTTCGGACGTGCTTCTACGGTTTCGTTACCGAGTACTCCTTTNGANTTTGCCATTTATAGTACCCTCGTCTTCTCATGTCCAACACGAATCCGAGGATCGCACCAGATTTCATAGTCGGCTTCGATAGCATCTAAACAGAAACTAACGTCCTCTCCACACATGTCCTGTACCGCACCACTTTCAAAGACTTGCATCTTAGGGGCAAACCAAGGATACTTTATCTTCTCATCTTCAAAGACACCGTTCTTAATCATAACCCAACCAAAACCTGTATAGTCTACAGTGAATGGTTTCTTACGCTTAGAGATAGTCTCTACGGTTTCGTGGTTCATAACACCACCGTTCTTACGGAAGTCATCTTCTTCCAACCAGTGTGCAACGGAAGTAGTACTACCATCTTCAGTAGCATACCATCCAGCAGTGATACCTCTTTCGTCACCTTCAGCAGGAACGGCAAGATCACATAACTGCCAGAACTTCTCTGTTGTGAATACGATGTCACTATCAATCCACAACTGATAGTCATACTCTAACTTGCCATCCCAAGGTTTTTGATCAGGGCCACGTAATACATTAGCACCTAATACCTTACATCTAGCAAAGTTAACCATAGATGAGTAGTCCTGACTAATCTGGATACTCATATTGTTCTGAACCATGTCGAAGCAAAGTTGAACGAAGTTCTTTAAGAACACAAAAGAACATCCTCTGCCTGGTAGACAGAAGACGATTTTCTTTCCTTTCATTCTAGCTTTTATAGCATCTATATCCCACTCTGCTTCTTTCTTCTTTGGAGCAGATGCTTTAACAGTAAATCCTTTTGCCATGAATAATTAACTCATCACATTCATTATACACCGTATGTATATGATTTGTCAACTAAGTTCTTTAATTTTATCTATCCAATATTCCCTATCTTCATCACTTATCCAAGGGTTATGTTTCTGTACATGTGCATGTTTTAACCAATCTTCTTTCTTCCAATCTTTCTTAGGACCAAGATGATGCTTTAACATTAATAACTATCGTCTTTTGTAGGTAAAGATAAGACTCTCTCAAAACTTAAGTCTGCTACTTTACCTAATGGTGTACTAGGGCCACACATACTATTCAACATACTCCACCTAACATTAAAGTCATCCTCATTCAGATTATGAAAGAGAACTTCTCCCTTAGCATATATGTGGTAACTAAACTCTGTCGTAATCATCTTCTAACCTCACTATGTCTTCCTCTTTACATTCATCACCTACCTGAACTTCGACGATTACTAAACCTTCGTCTCCCGCCATGATACGATGATTAACCTTAGTAGGAATGTAGAAGTATTTACCAGGATACGCTTTTAGAGTATCTTCTCCTAATATAATCTTTCCATACCCTTGAACACATACCCAATGCTCACAACGCTTATAGTGATACTGTAGAGATAACTTACTATTAGGTTTAACAACTAGTCTCTTTAACTTATATCCAATATCTTCAAAATGGTTTTCGTAAAAACCCCAAGGGCGGAAAAATCTGTACATAAAAAAATATAGGCGGGGTTTTTTATATAGAAAAAATTTGCGAGAAATTTTATATGCTAAAAGCAGACTTTTGTAGGTTAGCGTTAGGTACTTTTTTTAAACGCATCGGGGGCGGCGGGGATATCAACGAAACGCCCAATACTGCCATTTCAAATTATAACATAAGGACTGCAATCTGTCAATCTAAATGTTAAGAACTGTGCATATCAATTGTTGTTAATTAAGCGATAAGATTGCTCCCATAAAGTATCAATATCAACTGACATATTCTCGATGGTAATTGATAGTTTCTCTTCATCAGGGTTTATATCAAATAGACTGTGATAATCTATCTGATTTGGATGAAAAGAATTCCCATCAATTTCAAAGTCTAAAGTAACACGAATGTGCTGCAAATCTGATGCAGAGTTAGTGTACATAACCTTCGAGAGATTGTCCTATACTAATTATAACTTATAACACTGCTAATTGCAACCCCCTCAGTGATAACAACTGTAACCCTCTTATGTTATAACAACCATTCAACCCTTATATGTTACAAACCGTGTAGCGAGTAGTTGACAAGAACTCCGTTCGATGTTATGCTCGCT